GAGTGATTCCGCCCTCGTTCATATTCATGCACAGAACCTTCCCCGTTACCTTGCCCTCATGTAAACGCTGCTGAAGGTACGCGAGCGCGGCCCCCACCTGTTCCCGATTTCTCAGCGCAATCGTTTGCCGGTACGTCACGAATTGTTCTTCTTTCACGATCTCGATACCGAGTTCGCGCTCAATGTCCGGCTGGGTGTCGCTCACGTTTACCATGCTGATTCCCTCACTTGCTGGTTGAATTGACCGCTCTCACGTTCCCCGACTTCGATCCCTTTTGCTCCGCGTGATTCGCGGTCCTGCCCGTGGATGGCCGGCCAGCGTGCGGACCTTTGCCCTGACCCGGCCCTGCGTCGGGCGGAGGATCGAGGCCGAGTTCGTGAATTTTCTTCGCCACAGCCGCCTGCAAATCCACCTTCCACAATTGGTCAGACACCTGCTCCTGTCTCCACTTCTCATGCTGAACCTGGTAATCCGGCACGCCGATCTTCTCCATAACGGATGCCGTCGAGACAGGAATCTCTTTCTGCAACAGGAACATGTTCATCATCCGCTCCTGCTGATGCGTGATGTTCAGCAGTTGCGCCGGAGTGTTGACCACTTTCAACCGATCGCAGAACCATTTGGCACGGTCCATCTTCGAGTGCTGACTGGGATTACTTTGATCCTCGCCGGGAAGGTGCGAAGGAACCAGGGAGTTTGGGTCGTTGTCGAAGGTTTCCAGCCCCACCCCTTCCGGTCCGACCATCGCCATCAGATCATCGACGGTGTAATACTGCGCGATGTTGTACTTCAGCATGTTGGCGTCTTTTGAGTTCGCCACCCACTGATTCAGCGCAATCCCTTTTGCCACCGGACCTAAATTCTCCAGAAACTTGTCCATTGAGTCGTCTGACATATTGCCTTTGACTTCCCGCATGGATGACAGATCAGTGAGCCCGAGCGCCGCTTTGATCGAGCCTCCCAACAGTTCAACGCCCTTGAAATCCACTTCTTCCACCTTAATGCTTTCGGGAAGCAGAGTCTTTGTCCATTTAGACGGGTCGCCTTTGCCGCCGATGCGGATTCCCTGCGCGTGCAGAAGATCCAACTTATCCATCTGCGTTCTTGCCACGCCTGCTGAAACGTCGTGACCGAGTGGGGGGTCTTTTTGCACAGCAAGGACCGTGTTGATGTCGGAGAGTCTGTCGCGTCTCGCTACTTCCAAGCCCTTGACGCCGCCGACCAGCGAGTAACCGACCGCCGACCACACCCAATCATTCACGTCATGCTGCGTGACCGGAATCTCGCCGTGCCAGTCGAAGGCCGTATCGTCGTACAGCGGAACAGGGCAGGAGGGGGATGTGATGACGAGGCGAAGTTGTGGGTACATCCGGCAATCCGCCAGCTCCGCTTTACGGGACTGCGGCAGACCGTTGTTCGGATTCGTTGTGAAAATGAGGTCGCCCATGGACGGAACTTTGTAGCCCCACGTCGTTCCATCCACGCCCATCTGCTGCATGTAGCCTGTCGTGTTGATCCGCAAATCTCTCAGGAACGAATAGCGGATTTCGCAGTACCGGGACTCCCAATTATTGTTCTCCGCGCCGACGAATCTGTACCTGTCGTAGAAGTCGAAGCGTCTTGCCATGCCCAGCGTTCCGTAAGTTTTCCAGTCGTAGCGTGATATAGGCGTGAGCCACTGCTGGAACTGGGGAAATCTCGCGTGGGCTTCTGCAATCCCCATCGGTCGAACAATGGTCCCCGCATAGCAACCCTGCACGTCGTTGTTCGAGGGCAACTGCTCAGGAAGAAACTCTCTCGGCCCTAAGGGATCGAAAACGATCTTCGCTTTTCCCCATCCGAACTTATCTCTGGAGAATTTCTGCCACTTATACCCTCTGCCGAGCACGGCCCACTGAAGGGCCTTGCGGGTCATGGGGATGAACTGCGAATCCCAGAAGATGAATTTGAAAATGTCGTTGTAGAGCGCAACGGTTTTCTTCGACTGCTCCGCCTGCGATCCCATCGTGGCAATCTGCCGGAGGTCCGTGATCGTCTCCACGAACGTGCGAATGTCGGGCTGAAGGAGATTCGATTCAAGATCGCGTTCCTGCCCCGTGCCCATGAGCAGTTGAATATCCCTGTTGAGATTCCTGATTCCTGGCTGAGATTGACACCATGCATCACCGTTAGCGACCAACTCTGAGAACCACCCACATCTATATTCTCCGGTAGATTCTCGGGGTGGTGCCTGCCAACTTTGCACTTTCTCGTTTTCAGGCATCTGTCGCCACCTCGCGTAGGCTGACGGGTAAGATATAATGGGGTTGTCGAGCGTTACGAGCGCCCGGCCATGACCCTACACGGAGAATGTTCCGCGCATGACAACCCCACGATACAAGCGTACTACCTGTCCCGAGGAGAGGAAGCAGCGCATCCGAGCAAATCAACGCAAATATCGTGAGACTCACGCACCCCAAATTAGGGCCTATCGGAAACGCACGCGCGATGCTCAAAAAGCGAGAATGGAGCGATTCTTGTTTAGACACCCAGACCGCCAGAAGGCTTATTACAAAGAGTATGCTCAGAAGAATCGCGAACGCATTCGAGGTCGCCAGAGGTTGAAGAACTACGGAATCAGTGCCGCAGAATGGGATTCCCTGTTCCTCCTTCAGGGGAGTAAATGCGCCATTTGCGGAGCTACTGAACCAGGCGGTAAACGTGGCTGGCATGGCGACCACGACCACGCTACAAATAAATTCCGAGGGATTCTCTGCCATATCTGTAACGTGATGCTTGGACATGCCAGAGACGATTCCTCTATCTTGGCGAGCGCCATTGAGTATCTGAATAACCCTCCGTTTCGAAAGTAATCCAAAATCAGGCATTGTTCGGCCTTATGTGTGGCGAGTCCAGAGCCACCTTGACCGAATCGCTGGTTGCCTCGTACTTCTCTGCCACGATGCACACTTCAGCGCGGCGGCGGGATTCGAGGATGCGCTCATACATGGTGTCCTGGGCGTCCAGCATCCGCAGATTGATGGCCTGGTTCCATTGGTCGAGTCCCGAATTGCGCTCGACGATGGCATCTCTGACGGCCTTGCGGAATGGGCGCTCCGCTTCGAGGCGGCGCACGGTCGCCTGTTCCCTGTCCTCAGCGCACTGGATTTGGTATCTCTTGGACCAGCGTTCAATGTCCCGCGCATGGAGCAGGACTTCGGAGCGGTAACGTGTACCCGGAGGAACTACAGGAGCTGCACCCTCAATGCCAAAGCAGAGTATCCGCTTCGTATCCAAATCCTGGTATACGACTGTCTTCTCACCGCCAGTTAGTTGTACGTTCATCGCAGAGAGTTTAGCACCGAAGGATTCAACCCACCACCACAATTCGTTCGCACCACTGATCTTCGATCACCTCTTCCTTCTTCTTCAGGGGGTAGCGGGACTGGATTCGCAGGGCGGTGTTTTCGAGCTCATGCCCCGTGGTCCACGCCATCGCGTTGCTGAAAATGTTGTCGTCGTGATCCCCTTGCGCGTGCTCCAGAAGGGCCAGCCCTCTCTCCTTATATTTCCGCACGAAGCTCGCAAGCTGGCGAATGACGATAGGATCGTGGAGGATAAGCCAGTTGGTATTCACTGCGTCAACGAATCTTTCCAGCAGGTAGGACCGATTGTAGCCCCGCGTGTACCAGCCTTCCTGGTGGCCTGAGTCCTGAAGCACGTTTCCCTTTTTGTCGATTCTGAGCATGATGTGATGATCGAGGAACCCCATGATCTTCAACTGGTTCATGCACTCATCCCCGGCCTTTCGGGTCTGCTCGATGATGAACTTCGCTCCCAGTGGATTTTTGGAGATGATCGACCCATTGCCGTTGGTCCCGTAGAGACACGCGACCGCCGCGGCGATGCGGGCCATTTGAGGGCTGTTGACCCGGAGAGACGTGAAAGCCGCCAGTTGCTCATCGGGATCGCGCCCCTGATTGAACTGGTGGACCGTCAGCGATGCTCTGTCCTCATTTGGCGTGTTAAGGCCGTGGGCGGTATCGATGCCGATGTTGGGATCCATTCCCTCTTCGGGAGCCCTGAAGACAAGCAGCTTGTCGAAACAGGCATCATCCTTCGAGTCGTCGAAGGGCTTCAGCGGGATTAAATCCCAGTGGTATTCGTTTTCATCGCTGCCCTGCCAGCGGAGGTGAATCGTTCCCCCTCGATCCACCAGCTTCTGATCCACGTCTTCGGCGTTCGGCTCATACGGGCGGTTTTCATTTCCCATCAGGATCGTGCGCCCCGTGATGGCGTAGGCCATGTATGACTTCTGCCTATTCTCTGAAACTACTTCGATCACTTCAGGCTGAAAGACGGGGGAATCCTTCGACTGGAACGCATCTTCGGGCGTCGGGGCATACTGGCTCAGAAACTCATTTTCAGAGTGCGATGCGACCGCTTCTTTGAACAGACACTCCCAGTAATATTGAAACTCACGGTCCATCTCCCAGTGCCTGCCGAGCACGTTGGACAGGTAGTCCGTCTGCCGCACGAACAGTTCTGCCCGCCGCCTCATCTTGCGCGTACGATCCATCGGGGACCAGTCTTCGGGGATCGGATGGGCTCTCAGCCAGTCGGCGTGGGGGTATAAATCTCTGGCGCAGGCCGGCGGAATAAAGAATGGTCTAAATCTTCCACCCTTTCCCCAGTTGGCGACATAGTATTCCCACTTCTCTTTTTGCCAGATCGTCGCCATCGATCCGGTGCCTTCGAGCACCATGAAAAGGGATCGGGTGGGATGGCAGGCGGGGAACAGACCTTCCTCCAGAACTCGTTTGGGATTCGTGTAGTCGCCAAGTTCCGAGATATGCACGCAGGAGGGAGTAGTGCCTTGGGCGATGCCTACTTCCTGATTGCCCGCCTGGACGGAAAGAAGGGATCCGTTGTACCAACGGGGTTCTTTCGCCTTGATGGTCTTTTTCTGCGGGGGAAGCCAAAATGGTAAGCGGCTCCAGGTGGTATCGATCATCGACGCCAGTTTTTCTGACTGCGGAATCGAGACGGAGGCCATGATCGCGTAGGTGTTTGAACGGAAGAGGATTCTGTGCAGAAAGAACAACGCGACCACGGTTGAAATGCCCAACTGCCGCGCCTTCAGAATGAAAAGCTGAATCGCTATCTGGAGGTCATCACATTCAGCGAGGGCAGCGAGGAATATTCTTTGCGCCAGCCGGAAGTCGAAGTGAATGATTCTTTCTTCTGCATCCCTGATTTTTCCATAGCGGGTGGCGAAGTACGATGCGTCCGCGAAGCACATGAACTGCTCGTTTTCAATCCATCGGCGAATGAATTTGATCTTGCTGGCAGTCGGAGCCTTGTCGTCCTTCCAGAAGAATGTCGATCCCACCTGGGTGCGGCGAACGTCGGTAAGAGTGTCGATCCACGCGCAGAAATCGTCACACTCTCCAACCGAATGAGGCTCAGGCTCCCAGCCTTCTCTTCGCGCAAAATCGAGGATGGTGGATTCTACGACCCGTTCTGAATACATCTATCGCCCGTCGCTCAACTGGCGACGATTCTCCGACCATTTCTCAAGATTTCCGCTGATGGTCGGGAAAGCCTCGTCCCAGGCCTTTTCGTCGTCGTCCAGTTCGCCGTCGTCCTTTTCTTCCTTCCGCCCGAACAGGTTGATTTCGATTTCAGATCCCTTGCGGGTGGGCAGGAATCCAATCACAGCGGATTCGTGCAGCATCCTGCGGTCTGAATACCCGGCAGGCCCAACAATCTTCGCCGTGTCGATGGTTGCTTTCACCACCTCAGGGTGGGCCAGAATCGCGGTCAGCGCGCTTTCGCGAAGTTTCACTTCCCTCACTGCCGAGACGATGCAGCCGAGGAGTTCCAGCGGGTTCACCTGAGCTTTGACGCATACCGCCTCAACCGTCAGAGACTGAATATCGCGCTTCGGAATTTCCTTCCAGGCCGCGAGGAAAGCTTTTGCCGTGGGCGTCAGAGACGCTGCCAGATAGTTCAGAATCAGTTTTCTGGGAAGCCTCCCGCCTTCGCGTCCGAAACACGCAATCAGCGTGGGGCTGATTTTGTGGCACGCTTCCACATCTTCCGGGTCGATATCGAGACGCCGCAGAACCGCAACGGGAGTATAAAACTCCCGGTTTTTAAGAACGCAATTTGGATTCAAAGCGCCCAGGGACTTCGAGGGCTTCGTAGGCTTCTTTGCTGTCGGGGAGCGGTTGCTCGCCACGACGGTAGATTTCGGCCTGGACTTCTTCATCGCGTTCAGGATACTCCACGTCCGCCCAGCGTTCAGCAACTTTGACAAAACGAGTGAGGATATTGAGCAGACGGTCTATCTGGTTCGCCGTCATACCTCGCGCCTCTTTCCCTGACCCTTCCAGGCTTTGCTCATGCCGATCTGGTTCGGTTCAGGAGCCTTCACGACCTGGGGAGCGGGGATGGGCTGCTTTGTCTCTCTGCGGAACCTGTCGGGCGGCATCTCCTGGATCAGACCTTCTGCGATCTCTGCGTCTTCTCCGGGATCGCCGATGTTTCCTCCAATCCCTCCAACAGTCAGCCGGCCGAAATCATCCAGAACGTAATCGACCCACCACTTCGCCTGAAGCTGGCCTTTGACGACAGCATGTCGAAATTTCCAGGTCGCCGAGAATTTTGAGAAGGCGGTCCCGTTGAGAGAACAGGTCTTTCCGAGACTCAGGAAGATCGCCTGTTTGACGAGTTCACGTATCGGGTCGTCTAGCTCAGCAATTGCCTGGGCGATACGAACGGAGATGCCCTCACGAATTTCGTCTGAATTCAGCGGCTGCGGTGTCGTTGCTGCGGTTGCCATTGATTTCGTACCTCTTTTGAAGTTCCCTGAATTTTGCCCTCGTACTCACGCGAGGACGCATCTGGCCGTTCTCGATTCTGATGATGGTACGCCGACTCATGCCTAAAATATCGGCCAAATGACGCTGGAGCAGACCGTGCTTCCGCCGCCACTTCCTCCACTCCTGAGCGTAGTTCTTTTTAGGATCGCCAATCTGTCTCACGACGGCCTTACGATTCTAGGCGGCCCGTCCGGTTGCGCCTGCCCGACAAACTGCATGGACAAGACGTGGCCGCAGTCGGCGCACCAGGTAATGAAGACGATAGCCCCATTTCCCGCGATGGGCATGTCGTGAGCGAACTTCAGCGGCTGTTTCCCGCACCCTGGACATTTCGGCTGCTGCATATCCTCAGACGCCATGACCGATTACCTCGTCGGGGGGATTCTGAACTGTTTTTCCATTGCGTGTAAGCACGGCGGGAGCACTCCATGTACATCCGAGTTCAGCCCTAATCTTGTTGTCCACCGGCCCATCCCAGACCATCGTCGGATTTCCGCAGTCCCGATGCTCCGTCACCCGCCACTTCGACCAGAGGAAGCGTTTGTGGACGTAGTGCCAGCGGTGCGTTCGGAGAATGGCTTTGTCGCAGCGGGAACACATGCGATGCTTCATGGCTTGCCTCCAGTGCAAGATTGCACGCCACGGCGGTAAGCCTCGATGATGCGCCTGTCCAGTTCCTCGTAATGGATCATTGTGCCGCTGGGAACTTCTGAAATAAGCAGGTCTTTCACCGCCTCCGCTGGTTCTGGCTCCGGCGACGCGAGGTACATGCGGCTGATCCACTTAGCAAGAACGATGCGGAAGATGTATCCATTTCCTGAATCCCGCCAGGGGACTTCGTTCATGATCGCATCCATCTGCTCGCTAGTCGGATCTGGTGGGTTCTCGCTCTGCCAGCGGATGAACGCCTCCAGAACGATGTCTTTGGTTTCCCGTATCGAGAGCAGTTTGTTTCCGTTTGGACCACCACGGGCCTCATCGATGGCGCGTCCGACAAACTCCGCGGCTGCTTCCGGCACCCTGTACTTGCTGCTCTCAGTCATCGAATAGCCTCCGTGTGGCTCGACGTGAAGTTGCCATCTACGGCATCCACGACTTCGGATAGTATCGGGCATCCATTCCAGTCCTCATCTTGCGGAATTTCTCGCATCTCGATTACGGCTGACATCTCAAACCGTTTTTCGCAATGCCTGCACTGAACCGCATAGGCAAAGTCCGAGTCGATGTGAAAATTCCTTCCGCATGAGCACCATACGTCCATGCAAACGTCCGTGCCCTTCCACTGAATAAATGCAGACGGCCTCGGCAAATCTCGCGTAGCCCACTTGCTCATTTTTTGGCTCCCCTCCATCTCCCCCAGTCATCCCATCCGAGCGTAAACCCACTCAGCCAAAACCAGCAGGTCCACAAACCCGTCAAAGCCAACCTGATAGGTTTCCTCGCTGCCATCCTCAGAACTCATTCGCCGCCCGAAGCAGCACATTCCCGGCATCCGCTTGATCTCGCCCTCAAGAGCAGATGCAATCTCTCGAATTTTCTCTTCCCGGCTCACGCTCTCTCCTTCGGCTCCCTACGCCTTACCTGCCATCTTTATCAGCACCCCCCGTTCCGGAGACGGCAGGCTTCGACGGTTGCGCGACCATGCGGGCATACTCGGTTCGCGCCACCGAAGGGTTGCGGTTGAGGTAGTTCGGCAGGTGCATCTCCTCGTCCAGCCAGTTTTTCCCGCACGGGTTGCACCGCAGATAACTGCTTCTTACCACCCTTGGCTTTCTGCAGAACGGGCAGTCCGGCCCCGTTCCCACTTCGCTCAATCTCTCCATCCTTGCCTCTTCCTGCTGCTCCACCGTCATCGTTTCTGCCATTCACCCGCTCCCGATCCCAATATGGACTCTTACACTTCGGACACTGCACCGGCGCTGCATCCTGCC